GGTGACTGGCCGAACATTCTCACAATGGTCTTTAAGGCGTGAGAATCTGCATCGTCTACCATCAGCGCCTCGGCGACATCATCCGCATCCTTCCGATTGCGCGGCATCTGGCCGGCCAAGGTCATTCGGTCTACGTCGAGTGCCTCGCCCAGTATTGGGGGCTCTTTTCCTGCGTCAGCTACGTGCGGCCGTCGGACCCGAAGCAGCGCGACAAGATGCGCTTCGGCCGCGTGCTCGAGCTTGAGATCTGGCCGCACCGCTACGATGAATACCGCGCGAGCGGCAAGCCTTGGGGCGACTTCGTCTTCGGCCTTTTCCCCGAGTTCGCGCAGCTTAACCAGCGGCCCGAGTTCGACTTGATCGACGAGCAGCCGCCGCTGGAGGACTACGGATTCAGCCGCGAGATCTGCCTTCTGGCGCCGTTCGGCTACTCGCAAGGCAAGCAGTACCACGCCGGGGCGCTGATGGAAGCCTGCCGGCGGGTCGCGAAGCGGCCGATTGTCTTCCTCGCGGACGAGGCGCAGGAGGCGAAGCTCCTGACTTGGCGCGTGCCGCAGACGATGATCCTGCGGGCAAAGTCAGCGGCGCACTTGCCTAGGATCATCCGCGATTGCGAGGAGATGTTCACGATCAACTCCTCCCCGTGCATCATCGCCGGCGCCGTGCGGAAAGAGTTCTGGCACGTCTCGTCTGGCGTCGCGCAGGATGACGCCTTCTCGCCTGCCTCGCGAGTTGTGACAGTTGGCGATTAAGTATGGCCGCAGTCCGCGACTTCGATCCCGTGCAGCTGGCGCTCGATCAGGGCGCCATCTTGGAGCAAGCCGGCATTACGTTCTCCTATCTCGGCAGCACGATCACCGGCGTCTGGTCTTCAAGCCGGAACCTTTTTGACGAGTTCGAGGATCAGCGCCGGGATGACGTGAAGTTCACGGTCTTCTTCACGACCTCTTCGGTCACGGGCACGCCGGCGCAGAGTCAGACGCTGGTGCGAGCAGGCACGACCTACTTTGTGGAGCAGGTGCGGTTCGACGCGGAGGGCGCAGGCTGCGAGATCGACGTTTGCAAGGTGATATGATCGCGATAACAATCGAGAATGAACGCTTGTCCGCGGCGCTGACTGAGCTCGCGCGCGCCTCGCAGTTCGGCCTTGGCCCAATCATCAAGGAGGAGGGCCGGTATCTCACGCAATTATTCATCAAGTTCACTCCTCCAAAAAGCAAGAAGCAGGGCGTGAACGCGGTCCGCAAGGACATCGGCAAGATGACTGCGGTGCTGGATTACAACACGCTAAAGGCTAAGGCTGCACCGGGGAGCATCTACGAATCAATGGCGCGGATGGTTCGTCGGCGCGAGACCGAGAAGCTAAACAACTTACTGCGAAATCCTAAGATCTCCTACTGGGGAGGCCGGCGCGTGCTTTCGGATATCACCCAGGTCGCAGAGGTGCATCTGCGCGCGCGCAACAAGTACGGCCGAATCCCGAAGGATCAGAACGTGGCGGCCTACAAGACAGACGCGAGACGCTATCGGAAGGCAATCGAGGACCGCGTGGGCTGGACGGTTGCCGGATGGATTCCAGCTGCGAAGGCCACCGGGGCGAGATACAAGAAATTCGCCGAGCCATTGGCCTCTAACGCTGGCGAAGTCGCGTATTGGTTCGGTCGGGCAAACGAACGTCCGGTTTTCATAGTTGCGCGAAATCGAAACGTAAAAATCCCGAACTACCAGCGGATGATCGACGGCGCGTTTAACTCCCGCGTCTCTACAACGACGAAAAAGGTGAAGCGGCTCTTAGCCGGAAAGGCCATCAATCTAGGTTTTACTCGTGTCGAAGGCGCACAACCTGTACCGGAACTGGGCGCACAAACGATGCCACAACTTCTTGCCGCGTGAGCACCCGCACCAATATCCGCAACGCCATCGGGTTAAAGCTGACGCAGGCTAGCGTCGTTCCCACGGCGAATCTCCTCAAGGGCCGGAACAACACGCTTGCCTCGACGAGCTTCCCGTCTGCCGCCGTTTACGCCGTCAGCGAGCAGATCGAGGTTCGCACGCTGGCGCCGTCAAATCGGACCCAGTACCGGACCTTGCAAGTGATGGTCGAGTATTTCACCGCGGAGGTGGCCGGCTCGACGACGATCATCGACGACCTCTTCGACACGGGCTCGGCTGCGGTCGAGGCCGCGGTGCTCGCTGACGTGACCCTGGGCGGCGTCTGTGATGACCTACTTCTGACGTCCGTCGATTATGTGATCGAGCCTGACGAAGAGCGTCGCTGGGGCGTCGCTCGTCATACCTTCTCCTGCATCTATTTAACCACCGACTAAAATGGCGAACCATCTCGGACGAGAAGGCATCATCAAGGTCGCGATTAGTCGCGTCGTCGGAGAGCTGCGCAACTACTCTTTGTCCCACAGTTCGGATGTCGTCGAGGACTCGACGCTGAACGATACGTATCGCACAAAAAAGGCGACGCTCCAAACTTGGACGATGAGCGCGGACGTCTACTGGGATGAGACGGATGAGGGGCAAGTAAGACTTACGCCCGGCTCAGGTGTTCTGATCGACTTGTACCCAGAAGGGTTTGCATCCAGCGCAGTTTATTACGGCGGGTTCGGCGTCGTGACTAAATACGACATATCGGGCACCTTCGACGGTATGGTTGAGGGTTCGATCACGGTCGAGGGAACTGGGATCTTGTCCACGCTTACTGTGTAAAAATCAAATTAACTACGGAAACAAATGGCTAACCATCTAGGCCGCGAAGGCACCGTCAAAATCTCGTCGACCACCATCGGCGAGCTCCGCAACTACTCCTTGGCTCATTCCTCCGACGTCGTCGAGGACTCGGTCATCGGCGATACCTACCGCACGCGGAAGGCCACGCTGAAGACTTGGAGCGTCAACGGCGACCTCTACTGGGACGAGGTCGATGCCGGCCAGATCGCGCTGACCATCGGCTCCACCGTGACCGTGAACCTCTATCCCGAGGGCATCGCGTCGACGTCCACCTACTACACCGGAAGCGGCATCGTCACGAAGTTCGATATCAGCGCCGCGTTCGACGGGATGGTCGAGGGCTCGATCAGCATCGAGGGCAACGGCGCCTTGTCCACTTTGACGGTCTGAGGTGAAGGATGGATGCTATTGACCTAGTTCGCGAACACTTCGCCTCCCTCGGCACCAAGAAGATTGAGGTGCCCGAGTGGAAGCTGACGATCCACGCCACTCCCGTCACGCTGGCCGAGAAGGCGCGCCTCTACAAGAAGAGCCGCGAGAGCGATATGGAGCTCCTCGTCGACATCCTTCTGATGAAGGCGACGAGCGAGGATGGGAAGAAGCTCTTCACCATCGAGGACAAGGCGGTGCTGCTCAACCGCGCGGACTCCAACGTCCTCGCGCGAGTGGCGAACGCTATCTTGGCCGACGATGCGCCGAAGGCTGAAGAGCTAAAAAACTAGCCGGCGGCGAGGCTGGTGCCGACCTCCTCGCCGTCTATGCGCTCGCGGATCGTCTCGGCAAGTTCGCTCACGAAGTCCTCCAGATGCCAGCCCACGAGATGAACGGCTGGATCGCCTACCTAAACCACCAGCAGCGAACCCAACACCGCAATGGCTAGCGCAACCTTTACCCTACGGGCCGTCGACGCGACGCGGGCTGCGTTCGCCTCGGTGCAAAATTCGCTGACTCGGCTGGAGAACCAGACGAAGGGCATCGCGAAGATCACGAAGCTAGCCTTCGGCGGCGAGGCGGTGCTCGGCACGCTCAATATGATGAAGCAGCGACTCGACAAGGTGGTCGAGTCTGGCGCTGATATGGGATTCTCCGACGAGCAGATCGCTTCTGCGATTCGCTTCGATGACTTGATCAACGGCGTCCTAAATACGCTGACCAAGATCCCGATTGCGCTGGCGCAAATGGGCTTTGCGATTGGCAATGCGTTTGCTCCGCTGACCGAGGGCGAGATCGAGGACCGGATCCGCAAGATCAAATTCGACCGCGCCAAGAAGGAGATCGACGGAACAGTCGAGGCGACGCGCAAGCTTCAGCAGGAGTTTGACCTCCTAAGCGTCACGCAGGGCCAGGCCGCGGACGAGGCGCGAAGGATGGCGACCGAGATGTTCAAGCAGGCTGTCGCGACGATGGCGACGGATCCCGCAAAGGGAATGAAGCTCCAGCAGGATGCGCTTGCGATGCTGAACCGCTCGAAGGAAACGGGCGTCACTCTCGACAAGGAGATCGTGGAGGCGCAGCGCGAGCTTAACAAGACATTGCCCGAGTCGCAGCGTATCGGTCTATCGCAGGAGGAACTAATCGACGGTCTGCGGAATAGATACAATAGTCTGACCTATGAGGTCTCCCAGCTGAACGTGGCGTTGTCCGCGTTCAAGGATGTGGGCGGTCCGGTCGGCGCAACTCAAGAGGAGATCATCGCAAAACTAAAGGAGATGGGCATCGTATCCGCGCAGCTGAACAAGCTGCTGGACGAGCAGGGGAAGGTCGCACGCGAAGCCGGCCAGATCACCGCCGGCGCTTTTGAGAACGCGATCCTCTCTGGCGAGAAGCTGCGGGACACGATCAAGGCGCTTGCTCGTGATCTTCTCACGCTGCTCTTCCGGCAGCAGATCACCGAGCCGCTGGCGAAGGGCATCGGCTCATTCTTCAAGACGCTTCCCTTCTTCGCGAACGGAGGACCGATTACCGGAGGCCAGCCGGCAATTGTCGGCGAGCGCGGGCCAGAGCTCTTTGTCCCTGGCGCCTCGGGCCGCATCATCTCGAACTCCGCGATGAAGTCCAACGGGGGCACGCCGGTGGCCGCGGGCGTCACCGTGAATTACCACATCGCCGCCGGCGTCACTCGCGCCGAGCTCGTTCCGATCCTCGAGACGGAGCGAAAACGCCTCAAGGCCGAGATTCCAGATATGGTGCGCCGCGGTGGCGCTTATCGCGCAGCGTTCGCCTAAGCTATGGCAATTTCCTACCCACTCACGCCGCCGTCGCCGTTCCGCATCTCGAAGCTGA